TTACGCGGCTAGTTTCAAATTCTCCGTCGCCGCGTTTCTAGCCCCATATAGCCCAGACCACGAAAATCCAAGTCCGGCCTTGTCGCACCACTCGCGCCTCCAGACCGTATCGCGCTTCAGTCCTTCCGCGTAGAGGTCGGTGACCGTGCGCGGAGCGTGACCGAGCCAGAGTCCGATTAGGTCCTCCGGCACTCTGGCGCGCCGAAGCGTCTCGATGCGAAAGCGTCGAAACGCGTGGACGCCGACACCAGCGGCCCGATTTACGTAACGGTGCCCGAGTGGACGGCCCGAACGAGTGGCGAACAAATACCCGTCCTTGCCTTCAGCGAACACCCGAACCACAGCGGCAAGCGGCTCCGCAAGATCCACTTCCCGAACAGCAGAGGGAGTCTTGGGAGATTGTTCCCGCCCGTGCCAGATGCTCCTCGTCACGTGCAGCACCCGGAAGTCATCGGTGAAGTCGCTCGCCTTCACAGCGAGAGCTTCGCCGATGCGTAATCCTGTCCCGGCAAGCAAAGTAAACAGGACGCCGAGGCGGAAGGAGCGATGCGAAGTGATCTCACCGACCTCCGACTCGGTAACGGTGGGGCGATGCTGCTTGTTTTTGTCGATGATTGGCATTCCCACAAAGTCGTGATTCCATGTTCGCGGGTAGACCTGTTCGCCCTCATCGCTGACGACCGATGCGACGACCATCTTCGGAACCTGCGAATAGTTCACGATTGTCTTAGCGGCAAGCCCTCCAGCCGCCATTGCCTCGACCAGCTTCTTGAGCGCCGCATTGGACACCTCCGCCAGCGGTATATCACCGAGGGTCGGAAGAACCCATTTGTCGAGCGCATGCTGCCAGCCGAAAAGTGTGGCGGGTTTGACGGGGCGACGTCGGCGCGTAGCCAGCGAAGACATCCAGACCTTCGCCTGCTCACGAAACGTCATCCCCGGCGTGGTTGATGCGATGAAGGTATCCTTATTATTGATGCCTTCGGCTTCGATGTACTCGCGGAGCTTTCGCCGGGCGACGGTGCGCGTGGCACAGTTCCCAAGAGAAAGCACGCGGCGCTTACGGCCCTCCGGCGCGTCAAGCCAGAAGCGCCCGTAAGCCGGGGCTGCTGGGTTCCACGAGATTTGGTTCTGTTGAAACACGCTTCCTGTTTGTCCTGTACGGCGAGACATACTTGGTCCTCTCCGCCGTATCGTCCGTGCGGGAACAAGGGTACCGTTGGTGGGGAAAGGTAGCAACTTGGGCGTGGCTGGTGCCGTTGACATCGAACACTCCGAAAAACGGGGTTCGACCGAGGAGCGCTGCGTTCCGGTGGACGGCGCACGCGCCCCGCGTTTCCTTGGGAGGAACTTTTACTAAAATCTTTTTGTGGATCAGGAAACTGCGGTCGGAAGCCTTTCGGCCTCAACAGGACACAGGGCTGTGACGACCCCGCGTTATACTTGCGCTGGAAGAGAGACGCCCCGTGCTAACCGTAGATTTCTTCCTCACCGCTTGGAAGGCCACGTCCATCGTGCTGACGGGGGCTTTCGGTGTCTTGGGCCTCGTTAAGGATTTCAAAGACAAGACGGGGAAGATAACCAAGTGGGGGCGCATTTCGCTGGCGGGAATATTGCTATCGACAGGGTTTGGGGTTGTCGCCCAGCTAATTGAATCCTCTAAAGCGGCGCGCACCGAGAAGGACACGGCGAAGCAGACACTCGGGATTGTGCAGGATATTCAACGAGGACTTGCCCCACTCGACGCACCCACATTTGATATTTCTTTGTCCCTTGACTGCACGAATTTGATGTATGAAATGTATTGCGAGAAAATGAAGTCGCTACCGAATTCATCGCTGATCGACCGAAGGGCAAATTGGAAATATTGGCCCAACCAGCTCGATGGTAAAGCCTCATTATTTCTCAAGATAAATTTCTTCGTTAACCGTAAGGATGCTGATCTATATCTGAAAGGCAAGCTCGAAGAAGGAGATTTGTCATTCTTGCTCAAGCCCACCAGTTTTGATGACTCGCTGTCGTCCGAGACATTCGATGGGGAGGTGTTTTTGTCCGCTCACCAAAGGGTGGAGGACTTCGGCAGCAATGGCAGATTGAGAAGCATTCTTGATATTAAGGGCGTGACAGTCGTGGCAGTGGAGTTTGCTCAGGACTCTGGTGTACGAAAGATGCTGAGTTTTCGTATGAAATTCAAGAACGGTCAATCGTTTTCTTACGGTGGCCCATTTGAAGAGGTCAAAATGAAAGAGCTACCGGCGTGTCGATTTACACTCTCAGCTCCCGACTAAAAGCCCGGGTGCCGTTCCCCTAAGCACAAGAGCGGGAGCCGTCGTCGTCCTGTTATACAAGTCATCTCCAAAGCTGTGGTGACGCTTTCCGACTTCGTAGCCGAGAGTTGCCGCGATAGCGCGAAGTCTCCGCAGGCTCTGCCTGACCATCCAAGGCGAAACTCCCAGCGACACCGCAACCTCCGTGGACGGTGCGCCCTCCCGCCACGACCGCCACGCTATCGCGGCCTGAAGTTGCAGATACCCGCCCGAACGCTTGATGGCATCGATGTGCCGGTTAATAATCTCGTGCTGGATCTCACCAGCGTCCGCCGTGATCTCGTGGCCGCGTAGCGCCATCTTTGTCGCTTCCAGATTCACCGACTCATAATTCCATGACGCCGGAGCGGGCCGCTTTTTGTAAACATAGCGCCATGCCCGAAGGCAGAGTACGTCCCGCAACTGCTCGTCGTTGAAACAAAACGGCGGAATGTATGAAGTGTTGAGAGAGGCTTGGTAGTGATCGTTGCGGCGGATGTTATCGGTGAAAGCCGAGCCATGTTGTTTCGTCGTAACAAGTCCCATCCGCGACAGCCTTTTCCAGTTATTAACTAACATCTTTGTTTCTCCTTCGATAAGTTGCGCCACACTCGGCGCACTCTGCTCTGCCTGCCTTGTTGGTTTCACACCAGATTGTCGATCCACATTCTGGACAGCCATCGCCCGACCGTTTTCCGTTGGCCCATATCCGGCCCGGCCCCGCGCCAACCCCGGAGTGGGGAAGGTTGACCTCGCGAGTGTTCAACGGACCGTCCGGCGTGCAGAACGAACAATAAAGAGCACGCTCGTCATTCACGCCTATGTAGACCCCGTGGTCGCAACGCCGCATGCTTGTTTCCCCGGTCTCTCAGCGGGCTGTGACGGTATTTCTCTGTTGAAGGTCGGAGCGACACGAGTTACAATGGAGTCATGCAGGTGTTGATCGCACTCTGGCTGGTTGCTCTCGCCGCCCGGCGGGAAAGCCGCTTGCCGCTACGCTTGCTAACAGTTGGTTACACCCGCGCCGCCCGGCGCGAGTTGCTCGCCGCGAGCACACCCCTCCCGTAGTTTTCCCCAGCCCCACCCCTGATCGCTATTACCACGTAGTCAACGGGTCAATATTTATTTTTCGCGTAACTCCGCGCCAATTGGCACGCAGTTAACACACCAGTTAACAGTCGTAAAATGTCACATTCTGCGCTGTTTCTGCGTAACCGAATGATTCGTCGACCCTTATAGACAAATAGTTGTGACGGGATCTTGTAACAGCGCTCTGGAAGCATGAACGGGAGCAAGCGGCATTCACGAGTTCTGGTGGCGGTTAAGCGGTCCGCCCCGCGCTGGTCGGGATCACCATTGTTATTGCCCCTGCCTTACGCGCCTCAAGTTATACCGGCAGTTTTTTGATACGCGCTGCGGCTCACCCCGCAGCACCCCGTCGTTAGACCCATACAAAACCACGCGCCAGCCGATCAAGGCGGGCGAATGAACCACCACGCTTAACGAACCTACCGGGAATATGGACGGCCAAGGAGTTAACAAAATGAACATAACGGAAGCATTCAAGAACCTCTTGAACCACGCGCAGGGTGACGTCCAGTTTGACGCGGTATTGCAAGCCGCCCGCGTCTTCGCGGGAAAAGCTGAAGAGACTGGCTTCGGCTATTGGGCGGGCGCTGAATGGGTTCCCGACACGCTTGACGGCACCTTCAAATTCGCGGACGGCTCAACGCTCTTCGTCGAGCTACCGGAGCTCACCCGGAAAAGGCTGGCGGGGGAGGAAGCCCGCATCTTCGCATTAGCAAACTAGTAGACGACCAACACACGGGCCGGATCAACGGACCGATAACCACGGCGGAGCAAGTCCGCCAGAAATGAGAACTACAAGTGAGACGCAAATTAACTAATGCAGATGTTCCGTCGCTTAAGGAAGAGCTTCTTCTTTGGCAAAGTTTATTCGGTGAAAAGCTGGACAGAGCGCAGCTTATGCTCTGGGCCGAAACCTACACCCACGACTCCATAAAGAAAGCAATCGGGATAACGCGAGGCTGGATGAACCGGTCTCCTTATGGAAAAGACGCGACCATTCCCGAGTCGGAAGTTTACCGCTACACAACCGGGGTGCTCCGTCACCTCGCCAAAGCCTACGACAAAGCCGACGCTCTTCTGGGGGTGGAACTGTGACTATCACAATCTCAGAAAACGAAGCACGTTGGCTCGGCGGATTTCTTCGCGGCTTTTGCAGCGACGAAATTTATGAACTCGAAGGCGAAGAACTCGAAGCGCGTTTCCGTCTTCTTCTTGAACTCGAAATGAATCGCGAGCGCGACGATATGGATTTCACTCCGAGACAAGAACTCGAAATATGTATGCAGGTCGGAGATGAAATCGCTGCCACCCAAGAGCGCGGCGAATACTATCCCGGTTATGGCACGGTTGAAGATGAAGCCGAAAAAGAGGCGGTGCAATCATGAGCCGTCTCTTCAGCGAAGCCGTATGGATGTCAGAAAAGATAGACAGTCTCCAACCGCAAGAATGGCGACCGGAATATGCATGGTTGTATCCGATTGCCTTAGCGGATGGCACCTTCGAGGCTGCTCCAAAACTTGTGTGGGGCGCTGCTTATGCTTTCAGTCGGCCCGACTGGAACCCAGCTAAGGTCGCAAAGCTGCTCGATGAGTTAGAGCGTGTCGGCCTGCTCACACGACAAGCCGATGAGAGCGGTAAGGTGTGGGGAAGATGGGTGGGTGCTGATAAGCATCTGCCAACCCCTGAACGCGCCAAGAAGCTCAGGTTGAAACGCGGTCGGGGCGACTTGTTTGCGGCGGCTACAACGCAGCAACAGGACAGCGACGTAGCAGCGCCCGCGTTGCTGCGTAGCTGCTACGTAGCTGCTACGGGTGGGGGTAGGTCAGGGTCAGGTCTGGGAATAGGTATAGGAGAGGGTTTAGGTGTTGGGTCGGATGTTGATGCGGCCAAGGGTTCAGGAAACGAACCAAAGCAACCGCAAAAACCAGAGCAAGTCAAAACCAACAGCAAGAGCGAGGCTTCTTTTGTTTCAGGACCTGACCTTGACCTAAAGGCAACACCCGCCCCAAAACCTGCGGCCATGAAAACCATCGGTGAGTACTTCATGGCCGACCTCACAATCTCATCACTAACGGACGGCGAACTTGATGAGAAAGAGTTCGCCGCACGCTGGTTGATAAATGACGACCGCGACAATCTTGAAACGTGCATGCAGGAAGCGGTGGCTGCAAAAGCGAGCCGTCCGTATCGCGGACTCAAGACGAACGCGGAGCTCATGGGCGACACCATGAAGCTGCTTCGAGAAGTCTACGGAAAGGATGTTCCAAAACCGTGGGTTCCTATGATGCAACTTCTACGCGACAAAGCAACTCTTCCGAAGGCGTCTGAACCGTTCCCGGTCCCGGCGTTCATCACAGTGCAAACTCCGTGGCACAAAGAGCACGATTATGAACTGTGTGAGGACAGGGTATGGCGTCCTCCGTTAGACAGGGAAGCGACTGGCTACACACTCAAAGGCACGGATGAAATCTGGCGTAAACCATAACAATTAACCGTTCGCAGAGCGAACAGAAATGGAGCAATGAAATGAACCGACCTACTGAACAAAGTTTCGCAGAAATACAGAGACTTATTGCAGACCCTACCTTTCGTGCGGTGCGGGTGCCTGAAGCCACCGTGTATCGCAACCACACAATCGTTCCAGAGGGAATTGCCGCTCCAGCAACTGCGGAGGACGAGCACTACGCGGGGATTGTCGTTATGGACGAATTTCTCCACGTCGTTTCTGACGGGTTTCTCTCAATCGAACATGCGAAGGAATTCATCGACCGCTGGCTCGACGAAGGTTGGAGCAAAGTTGGAGGTGCACAGTGACACAGCCAGAGATGGACTTCAGCGAAGTAATCACACCGCCTCCGCCGAGTGACTTTAGCTCGGCGGTTGGTGAGGAAAGAAAACAACGCGGCATGGATCAGGCCGCCTCGATGAACTGGGGCTTGCTCCAACGTTGCCGCGAAGCCTGCCGTGTGGCGGCGCTCGGTCGCGCTGACAGAACCTCAACGGCGGACGACTCCAGCAGAGCACTCATCGCATGGGGATTGTCTGCCGATGCTCTCGGCAACGCCGCAGGATCACTTTTTCGCGGTGGGGATTGGGAAGACACTGGACGTGTGCAAAAGTCCAAGCGCGCAGTGAACCACGCAAGAGCGAATCGAGTCTGGAGACTGAGGTGACACCCACAAAGCCGTCAGGGGCGCGAGCAGCCGTGCTCGTTGCCCAAGAGTCAGCTACGGCGGGATCAAGCCCCGCCTGATCGCAAGCGTGTCAGTTTGGAAGTCGTCACACCGCCGTGACATGACAGCAAGAGCAATCAACCAATGGCTAAAACTATCACCGTCCGTTTTACGGACGAGCAAGCTGTCAAGCTGGCAGAGCGAAAACTGCGGACCCTTGTTCCTACCGAGGCATTCATCCGCGTCGTCGTCGAGCAAAAGCTGAAGGCAGAGGAATGCCACAACTAATCCAAACCGAAGGCGACGCGGATGACCGCCTAAAAGCACGCATGGAGCGCCAAGAACGTGAGCGCGTGGCCGCTGGGATACCAGCGCCGACCTTTGCGCCGCATGTCCCGCCGGTGCCGAAGCCCACCAAGAGGCGCAAATAATGCCATCGTCGCCTGTAAGTTTGTGCCGCGATTGCAGCAGCCGCGCCGTCGCCAACGGTTATTGTGCCACTCATCAGGAGAAGAACAACGCTGAAGAACATCGTCGTTTATTCGACAGGTATCGTGCTGATGATTTCGTCAGAAGTTTGTATCGCTCGACGCGCTGGACTAAGGGCACAAGATTGATCGTGCTCCGAAGAGATCAACTTTGTTGCGAGTGCGGGCACAGGGCATCAACGGACTGCGACCATGATCCCTTGGAGGCTCGCCAGATCGTGGAGCAATTCGGAACTGACGCTTTTTATGATCCGAATCGTTGTCAGGGACTTTGCCACGATTGTCACTCGCAAAAGACCTCAATAACGACGGGATTCGCCAAGAGAAAGAAGGCAGAGTAAACCTATGTGGACATTCGCAATAACAACTGGCAGCTTCTACGATCCAAATGGCAGGTTCGTATCGAAGGGATACGCTGGCGGGAACTGCGGCAAGAATCCCGAGGGTATTGATAACCCTGACATGGAAGGCGTCAGGAACGTTGGTCCTTTGCCTGAAGGACTCTATACCTTCGGCGTGCCCGTGGAGCACTCGCAACTCGGAGCCTTCGCCATTCCGCTCATACCAGATGCCGCTAACGATATGAAAGGACGCGGAGGATTCTTCCTTCACGGCGACACAACACCGCCGGGCAAAGCCAGCGAAGGATGCATCGTCCAACCTAGGCCAACGCGTGACGCCGCACACGCTTCACCCGATCAACGACTTCAGGTCGTGAGAACGTTCGTAAACTGACAACGCCAGAGCGTAACCAAAACGTCAGAGCAAAGCCCTTCAAAAGCATCAACCGCTCACGGGAACAACGGTAACGATAACGTGGGCGAATAAGCATGCGGCACTTGATGGCCCAAGTTATCGCTAAGTCTCGACAACGTATCAACCTGCGTGCCTGTTCGGTAACGCCTGAAGCCGACCTGAGCAACCTTTACTTGGCCGATTGGGCGAGCAATAAGCAAGACGGATAAGCAAGCAGCTTTCTGATCCAGAGCGTGGCAGCCCGGCGCGGGGGGTTCGGCGCGTGGGTAAGGCGACCCGGCGGGGCCTCTGATCTTAACCGAGGCTCTTGCAAAGGGCCGCCGCGCCCGGTTTTTGCACGTATCTGCGATTCGTTAAACCAGTCTTTTGAAGTGTGACAGCCTATTTTGGAGTGAGTTAATGCCTAAACCGCGAACACCAACAGCCCTCTTGGACGCTAAGGGAGCCTTCATACGAAATCCCGAGCGCAAAAGACCGAACGAACCTACCACCGATAGACCGCTCGGAAAGCCGCCAGAACATTTGTCGGAAACCGAGCAGGAATTGTGGAACGAGATCCGACGCAGACTTCTGCCGGGTGTTGCCAAGCGCTCGGACCGCGATTCTTTCGAGTCGCTTGTTCTCCTGAAAGCACGCGAGCGCTCGGGGTTGATACTTCCGGCAGAGCGTGGCCAGCTTATCGCGCTGTATGGCCGCTTCGCTATGACTCCGAGCGACCGCAGCAAGGTTTTTGTTGATGCAAAGCCCAAGAATTCCCTGACGGATTTCTTAAACAAAGGCAGAACCGCACATCCTTCCGATCAACAACCCGCGCCCGTTGATCCGCTAACTGTTAACTAAGTCACGCCGCTGCATGAGTATGTGCGTAAAAGCAGCGGCGTAAGTGTTTCCTCAAGGTCGTCACACCGATCTGGGACATTGCGAAGCCTTGCGCCGCCGACTCCATCGAGTTCTGCGTCTGGGGCACCTGCACCTTTCCGCGTTCCTTCGAACGTACTCCGGTGACATCGCAACACCCAAGGATCACCATGAACACGCAAGTATTGAATTCTGAGAAGTCCACATTGCTGACCGCGCAGGAAGCGATTTTGAACTCCTGTCAGGAAAGCAAAACCAAGCTGACGGCGGATCAGGAAACTTCTTTCGCCAACGCTACCAACCGCATCAACGAAATCGACGTGACGCTTGCTCGCATGAGCGCCATCGAAGCCGGTAAGAAGGCTGTTGCTCTTCCGACCAGCGAAGCATTTGTTCCGAAAGTAACCAAGTCCGGCAAGAAACAGTTCAGCGCCGAGTATTTGGACGCGTTCTGGAGCATGTTCGGCAAGCGCGACTTCCAGAACACCGCGAACCTGAACGAGGGTTCGAGCGCAAACGGCGGTTATCTGGTTCCCGTGACGGTCGATGGCGAAATCGTGCCGTTGGCTGCCTACGAAAGCGCGATGCGTAAGCTCGCTCTGGTCATCCCGACCACGAACGACATCAAGCTGCCCGCTCAGCTCAGCAAGACGGCTGCTGTTGCGAAGTCCGAGTCCACCACCATCCAAAACGCTTTCGGTGGAACGGCCCCGACCTTCACACAGGTAACCCTGTCCGCTTACATGGCGGGCGCGGTTGTTCCCGTGTCGTTCGAGTTGGCGCAAGACGTGCCCGCGCTTCAGGCTTTCCTGAACGCTGACATTCTTCGCGGCATTCAGAACTACGAAGAAACGAAGTTCATCAACGGCTCTGGCTCCGGCGAACCGATGGGAATTCTCAACGGCGCGACGTCTGCTTTGACCGCTGCTCTGTCTGCCAGCGCGTCGCTGGATTTCATCGGCGACCTGCCTGCGGCTTATTACGACAACGCATCGTTCCTGATGCATCGCAAGACGGGCATTGCATTCCGCAAAGCTCAGATTGCTGCCAGCCAGTTCCAAGTGTACTGGACCACGGTTGGACAACAGGATTACCTGCACGGGTATCCGGTCCAGTACAGCTCGCAGATGCCTGTGTATGCCGCGAGCCCCTCGGTAACCGGCGCTATTGCTTTCGGTGATTTCAAAACGTGCGCCACAATCGGCGACCGTGGTGGAAACGCTGTCAGCATCAAGGTGCTCGACCAAGTCAGCGCTCTGGACGGCGTGATTCAGGTGCTTGGTTTCCGCAGAACTGACCAGCGCGTTCGCGTTGCTGAAGCGGTTCAGATTTGGAACGTGAACGGCTAAGGCTAACCGGCCTTAGTTGTTTGCTCAACAGTATTGAGGGAGGAGTGCCCTAAACGCTCCTCCCTCAACCCTTTTAGGGAGGGGATAAGTTGTCAAAAGCTCAGCAGTACATAAATGACGTTCTATCCGGCAAGCAAACTGCGGGCTCGTGGATCAAGAAGGCAATACAGCGCCACGTATCTGACCTCAAAACAGGGGCGGAACGTGGTCTTTATTTTGATCCGGACGCCGGTGAGCGTGTCGCAGAGTTCATCGAGACCTTCTGCACTCCTCCTAACCAAGAGGAGCCGATGGTTTTGATGGGCTGGCAGCACGCAGTCCTGTTCATCCTTTATGGCTGGAAGCGCGCTGACGGTTCGCGCAGGTTCCGCCGGGCGTACTTAGAAGTCGCCAAGAAAAACGGAAAAACCGCGTTCGTCGCGGCACTTTGTCTCTACCATCTCATCGCTGACGGCGAGCAATCGGCCCGGTGTTTCGTTGCCGCAACGACTCGCAAGCAGGCTGGGATCTGTTTCAAGGAAGCCGTGGCGATGCGGAATCGCCATCCTGAACTGAAGTCGGCCATCAAGCAGTCCGGTAACGAGCCAATCTTGGCGCTGTACCTTCCCGAAACGGGATCACGCCTTAGCGCGATGTCGCGTGACGGCGATTCTGAAGACGGCGCGGTCGTATCGTTCGCGTGTTTGGACGAGCTTCACCGCTGGAAGGTTGGCGCAGGTATTTATTCCGTCCTTCGGTACGGCGGTCGCACACGCAAGCAGCCGCTGATGTTCGAAATCACAACCGCCGGGTCATCGGCGGGCGGAACGTCGCTCTGTTATGCCGAGCGAGAGTACGGAACGAAAGTTTTAGACGGCCACGTCATTGACGACGAGTTTTGTCCCTTCATTTTTTCGATGGATGACAATGACGACTGGAAGGATGAAAACAACTGGATAAAAGCAAACCCGTCGCTCGGTTGTCTCTTCGATCTTGACACCATCCAAAAAGAATTCCACGAAGCCGAAGGAAAACCCACAGCAATAGGCGAGTTCAAGCGCTTCTGCCTCAACCTTTGGTCGAGTGAGGCGGAGAATCCCGCCATAGAGTTGGGCAAATGGGACGCTTGCAGCCGCGAACCGGTTGAACAACATCCGGACCCGGTGCGTTTGCGACGTGAATCACTCGCGGAATTGAAGGGACGCCGGTGCTTCGCGGGCGTCGATTTGGCTCCTAAGTTGGACACATCATCGCTTGTACTGCTGTTTCCGCCAGCTAAGTCGAGTGAAAAGTGGCGAGTGATTCCTTATTTTTGGTGCCCGAAGGACAACGTCGAAGCTCGTGTGAAGAAAGATCGTGTTCCCTACGACGTTTGGTCGGAAAAGGGCTTCATCACCTTGACCGAAGGAAATCTGACAGACGTCCGTTTCATTTCGGACGCCATCATCGAGATCAACAAGACCTTTGATCTTGTCGAGCTCGCTTATGACGACGCGTGGTCGTCGGAACTTATAAGGATGCTCGGCGAAGCAGGATTTCCGATGCAAAAGTTTGTGTCGTTCCCGCAGAGTCATATTCGCATGAACGGCCCGTGCCAAGAGTGGACAAGAAAGATTCTTAGGTGCGAGTTCACACACGACGCCGACCCTGTAATGCGTTGGCAGGTTAGCAATCTTCGATGGAACACGCAGTCTGGCACGAAATTCATCAAGCCCGACCGTGATTCAAAGCGAGAAAAGATAGACGGACCCGCGTCAATGATTATGGCGCTGGCTCGGGCGACGGACCCGGAAAATCAGAAAAAGAAGTTGAATTTCTTCATGGTCCAGAGCAAGTAAGGTCGTAACACGGCAGTGTGATGGTGAGGGTCTGAGAACAGCATTTTGAGCAAACTCGGCTACAACGTCGAGCGGCGTCAAGGAGAGAACAATGAAGGGCTTTTGGACTGAGTTGGGTTGGGGCTACAAAGTATTTGGTGCCGTTGTCATCATCGGTGCGGTTGTTATCTTGATTGTTGGTCGGTAACTCTATCCGCGTAACACCCTACTGATAGTAGGAAGGGACTTGAATGTCATTCAAACTTGCAAATCTAAAAGCGGCATGGGCCGCGATTACGAACGACGGTGGTGTTTCCACCCTTGCGAATCCCAGCGCGGACTTTATCCAGAGCCTTATAGGGTTTCCAACCGCAAGTGGAAAGGTAGTTACTCGCGCTACGGCGGTCCGCGTCGCGTCTTTCCTTTCGGGCGTGAAGATGCTGTCAAACGATATTGCGAAAATGCCGTTGGTCTTGCGCTCACGAACCGATGTTGCTGGTCGCGTTCGAACGCAGAGCGCGGTCACCAACCCGCTCTACACTTTGCTGAAGGATTGCCCCAATGCGTGGCAGACCTCTTACCAGATGCGATGGTTTCTCGCGTCGCAGCTCATCATGGCGTCGAACTGTTTCTGCCAGATCATCCGCAACCAAGCGGGCACCGTACTTGCGCTGAATCCCCTGAATGCGTGGCACATGACTCAGAAATGGGACACGTCAACGCCCGGCAAGCCGGTGTTGTATTGGGTCTACAGCGACGGCCAAGGAAACCTGCGGCGCTTTGAGCAGAATGAACTTTGGCACACCACAAGCACCAACATTGAAGGCAGCGGCATCGAAGGCAGCGCCATCACCGCGCTCGCAAAAGAGGCGCTCAGCGTCTTGATGGCCGCAGAAGAAACAGCAGGCCGACAGTTTGCGAACGGGCTCGGCATGGGCGGGTTCATCACGACACCGCCAGAGTTGCAGATTCAAGAGGATCAGGCGCAGAACGTCGTTGACCGTCTCAAGAAAGACTTCTCTGGCTCGCAGAACGCGGGCAAGTTCACGTTCCTACCCGGTGGTTTGAAGTGGGAGAAGATGACGTTCAACGCGCAAGAGTCGCAGTTGCTCGAATCCAGAAAGTGGAACGCTGAAGAAGTCATTCGCCTACTCGGCGGCGCGCCGTTGCTTGTGAAGCTGGGAATGGGCGCACAGAACTCGACTTACGCATCCAGCTCTGCCTTCCTCGACGAATATTACAACACTTCGCTACTTCCGTTTTGCGTTTCGCTCGAACAGACCATCATGCGCGACTTAATCGCGCCGAAAGATCGTGCAACGCTCTACGCAAAGCACGACGCCAGCATCATTCTGCGCGGTTCACTGCGCGAGCGCGCCGAAACTTACGAGATCCAGATTCGCAGCGGCCAGTTGTCCGGCAATGAAGCAAGAGTCAACGAGGACATTGACACGGTTGATGGATGGGACAAGATGTTCTTCCCAGCTAACTCCGGTGTGTTTGACCCAGAGTCCGGCGAGATGTTCATTCCCGGACAGAAACCGCCCGCAGACGCTCCCGCCGATGACACGACGGAGAAGCCGGTAGCCAAGCCGACCGACACCAAGGTTAAGAACAGATTGCTGGCCGTCGCCAACAACCTTGCGGAGCGCGTGACGAGAAAAGAAGCAAAGGGCGGTATCGACGCAAAGTTTGTGGCCGACGTTCTGAGCATCACGCTGGAGCGGGCCGAAGAGTTTTGCACGAAGCGCAAGGACGGCACCATCACAGATGACGCCGCTCGCGCTGCGCTTATCGCACTGGTACAGGGAGACTAACAATGTTCACTTTACGAAACGGCAAGCAAGGCACCACGGCATTCACCGCGAAGGCGAACGCTGGCGCGCTTGAGCTTGATATTTATGACGCAATCGGCGCTGACTTCTTCGGCGACGGCATCACGGCGTCCTCCGTGTCCGATGCAATCAAGGCTGCTGGGAAATTCTCCAGCGTTGCGGTGAACATCAACTCGCCCGGCGGTTCGCTTTTTGACGGCGTAGCGATTTACAACGTCCTCAAGGCTTGTGGCGTGCCCGTAAACGTCAACGTGGTCGGCATGGCGGCCTCAGCGGCCTCGCTTATCGCAATGGCGGGCGACACGATCACCATGCAACTCGGAACCCAGCTTATGATCCACCGCGCAATGGCAATGGCGGCGGGGTTTTCGGATGACATGCGGAAAATGGCCGAGACACTCGACTCCGTTTCCGCCAGCGCCGCCGACATTTACGTCGCCAAGACGGGCATGTCGAAAGACGCCGTGCTCGCGCTGATGGAAGCCGAGACGTGGATGAATCCTGAAGAGGCGGTTGCTCAGGGATTTGCGACCAGCGTGTCCGATCAAGCGAAGGCGGTTTCTAACTCCTTCAATCTGTCGTTGTTCAAAAACACACCCGAGGCACTGAAGGTTGTGGCGGAAGTTGAGCCGCCATCGGCGGATTACACCGAAGACGTTCTGCTTCCCATATTGAAAAAGCGTTTGGAGATTCTCAAGAGGAGCAACTAAGTGTTCGAGCAAATCACAACGCAGCGCCTCAACCCGGTTATCACGCCCGCCGACCTTGCTTCGTTCGCTCGGTTTGACTTGCCCGAGCAGTACACCAGCACCTCGCCGCTCGTGCTCAACCCGGATTACACGCTCCTTCAGACCTTTATCGAAGCCGCATCCGATCAGGTCGAGCAACTTGCCGCGACCGCAATGATTACGGAGGGCGTCCTACTCACATTCGACTTCTTCCCCGGACAAGCCGACCCGCGACAGATGTACAACTACCAACTCGGTTACGCCTACGATCAGGCTCCTTGGTGGTGGTATGGATTTCCGACGAAAGATTCAATCGAGTTGGTGAGACGCCCTGTGCAGTCGAGCGTGAGCCCGCTGGTTGTTCCAGTCGTAACGTACAACGACGCGAACGGCGTCTTGCAGACGTTTGATCCGTCGAACTACACAGTGACCTGCAACAAAATCACACTGAAGGTTGGCAGCGCGTGGCCACTCACCGACCGCCGACAGGATTGCATTCAGATCAACTACACGGCTGGCTACGGCGCTACAGCAGATAAGGTTCCGTCCAAGTTAAAGCTGGCAGTGATGTTCCTAGCTGGACACTTCTATGAGAACCGCAGCGTGGTGACGGTCGAGCCGACCAGCGAAGTTCACATGACTCTGTGTTCGCTGTTGTCAAGTTACAGATCGTTCAGGATACCCCGGTAAACAATATGGCAATTCCAAAAAGACTCGCGACCGGCGTCCGCTACAAGTCCGCTTCCGAACTCAATTGCTTGATTACTTTTCAGCAAGCGTCGGGCGCTGAGAGCGACGGAACGCCTCACACGCCCGTGGCAGTGTGGACGACTCACGCGAACATTGCGATGTGGCGCGGTAAGGAATCCGATAAAGCGCAGCAACGCAACGCTGAGTCGAGCTTCAAGATCGTCATTCGGTATAGCAAGCGTTTCAAGCCGACATCTGACATGACCATTGTGTATCACGGGCAGGTTTACAACATTGAGTCGGTAAGTGACATCGACGGCCAGCAAGTACAGTTGGAAATCTGGGCGTGGATCGAGAACGATGGAGTGGGTGCATAAGCGATGTTCGAAAAAGGGCTCTATGAACTCATAACACAGAACGCTGGAGTATCAGCGCTAGTAAGTAACCGCATCTATTTCATTCTCCAGCCGAAGGGCACGAGTGTTCCGAGCATTGTGCTCAGCATCATCGCGACCGGCGACACTTACTCGTTCAAAGGCGCGAGCGGGCTGCGGGCCGCGTTGATACAGGTGGACGCATACGCCTCTAACTATTACGACGCCCGTGCTACATCCCGCGCAGTCAGGCTCCTGCTGGAAAATTACGCTGGCAACCTGCCAGACGCCGACGCCACATCAGTGCTTGGTTGCGTCGTTGAAAAAGATTGGGACATGCCCTACGAAGAAGGTCAAAAGGGTTTTGTCTATCGTGCCCTGCTCGAAGTGAGAATGTTCTACAGCGACACGTTCCTGCCAGTTAACACGCCCTCAAATACAGAGGCAGACATAGATGGCGGCTCAATCAACATAACGGATTCAGATTACAACTCGAACTAACCAACATGGTGGAGGTGTCACCAACAATGTCGCAGACGTTCACAATTCGAGTCAAGCGTGGCCTCAAGGCTAACCTACCAGCGTCTGCAGCTCTCGGTGAACTGATTTTCACCACTGACACAAAGGAGCTCTACTGTGGAGCCGGGCTTAGCAATCCGCTGGACTTTGTTTCAGGACCGCAAACAGTTGGCCCTGTAAGTTCCTTCTCAACACAACCGTCTTCTGCACCGTATTCGGTTCCCGCCACTATTGGACCCTTCACGCTGTCTGCTGTGGGTCAGGCGTCGGGCGGAACTGTCTATTACACAGGGAGTATCACGGGTATCAGCACGTACAGCTCTCTCGTGGGATGCGCGTTCATCATTTCGGGCTTCACAAACCCGGCCAACAACGGCACGTTTACTTGCTACGGGGCATCTTCCACTTTACTTCTACTGGCAAACGCCTCCGCTGTGGCGGAGACTCACGCGGGCACTGCAACCAACGTCCCAACCAATGCTAACGTGAGCTCTGGGAGTGGGTGCTTTGGGTTTTCTTTTCAAGTATCGGAGCCCATAACCGTCTCACAACTCGGAAGGCAATACATTGCGGGCAACACGCAGAACCACAACGTCAAACTTTGGGCGAATACCAACACAGGGACACCGCTCGCTTCGGGAACAGTACTAGCCGCGTCTGCGTCCGATGCTTTTGGGATCAAGTGGGCTTCCATCAGCCCGGTGACTCTAACGCCCGGTGTTCGGTACTCCATCGCGATTGATGAAAACATCAGCGGTGATGAATGGCCAGACATCTTAGGTCAGTTCTACTTACAGCCCCAATTTCCCGTGTCTGTCAACACTCCTTCTGGTGTTTGTCCTAACATCTGTGCGATGACTGGCGCAGCAGGAGCCTTCCCCGGCACGCAAGCGCCCGTCGGTGACAACAACGGCATCGGGTCTATGTACGACGCCCCAGCAATGATGTACACGTACACGGAGGGAGACTGAGATGGCTGTTACCGTAACCATCTGCCCACCCGCTATTGCCAGCGGCGCGATATTTTCATCGCCTACCGTTAAACGAAAGAGGGCTGTTCGCACACCCGACCGTGATGAGGACGGCAACTTTGCCGATGGGTTGAGCTTTGATGACTATAGTAGGTGTCAGGTGCGATACCACGTCGCCGAAAATCGAGCGCGGTGCTATCAGACGCCTTTATGGACACAGTCAACAGAAACAATCCGCATTGTACTACTCGAATACTTTGAGAGACGCCTCTTCAGTGGAAAAAAGCGAGCAACATTGCAGGGAGACGTCAGACAGCGCTTAGTCACCGCTATGTCTGAACTTAAGAGACGCGGCACGCCTCTTAGTAAGCGGCGTGACACGCTTGCTGCGAGACTTTCGTTCTGCTCTTCCCATAAGCGCCGCAAGGACATCGAGAAAGCCATTGATGGTGTGGATAGGCAGCTTCAACTCTCCACGCGCCCAGATGTAGTTCTGCAAATCATTCTCGACTACCACGGTGCTCATCTTGATTCCATTGAAATAGCGGATAGATATGAAGTTACACCTAAGTTTGTTCATGAGTTGTTGAGCAGAATGAACAAAGTCGCGCAATCGCTGGGTTACGCTGTCGAGCCGAGCATCTCTGCGTTGGGCAGGTCGGTCGAAGAGTCGAAATCGCACGAATCGGCCCCGCATCAAGCATCAACAAAGTCCCGCTATCGTTTGGAAGGGCTGTGTGTGCATTGTGGCTTCGAGCGGGACTCTGAAAAACTGACGTGCAGTACCTGTCTCAAGCACATTCGAGAGAGAGAAGCCAATCTTCAGGAGCGCAACGTTGGCGCTGGGATACCGGCGGTGACCAAAACTGCGAGCAATCGTCGTCTGAAAGGGCTTTGCCCGAGCTGCGGTGAAGCGCGTGACTCTGAAAAACTGACGTGCAGTGCTTGCCGTAAGCGCCGCCAAGAATACAGGGGAAGTCTGTGCAGGGAATGGAAGGCGGCTCGGCTGTCCGTGTATTCAGATGGCTCCTTCGCTTTGAATGACGGCTCGTTAGTAGGGGCGGCAGGTTCACTAAACCTACAAGCGCTGCGTGCTGGCGTGGCATCCTTTGCTGGCAGGCGCAGGATCATCCGTAAGAATAGGAGCCGACGTGCCGATCAAAATTGATGGTCTCGCTGAATTGTCGGAGATGCTCACACACGAGAGTGCTCGCACCGCGAAGCGCTACTTGGTGAACTGCGCCAAGCCCGCTGCCGAGGTTGTCATCGAGGCCGCTGACCAGACGGTGCCGGTTGACACGGGTAGGTTGAAGGGCAACCTTGATTACCAGACAAAGTTCTCCGGTGGTGGTGCAGGCACGACACTAACCGTTCGCATCGGCCCGGCGGCTGGAATGAAATGGGGCTCGTTGCAAGAGTTTGGAACGCGATTTCAGCAAGGGCAGCATTGGCTGGCGCGGGCGTGGGAATCCTGCCAAGACAAATGCCTGTCCGTTTTCGGAACAGAACTGCTCGCCCGGCTTGCTGACATGGAAGAGAAGAAGAAGTAACTCGTAACACGCTTCGCTCATTCTGATGAGCGTTCCAGTGAGCGTGGTTCTTCCGTGCGGGTACGGCGAAAAGTATTTCCGCGTGGCTCTGGGTTGCTTCTTGACTCAGACCTACGACGGGCCGCTTGAAGTCATCATCCTCGATAACAATACAGATCCAATAGAGCACCTCCTGCCGACGGACGAGCGCATCAGGTACTTCCACTGCGAGCGCGACCGCATCGGGGCGCTGAGGAATAAAGCCAATGCGCTGGCGAGCGGTGAAGTCATTGTCAACGCGGACGAGGATGACTGGTATTCGAAGGATCGCATTGCGGCTCAGGTTGATCGGCTTCAGGTTTCCGGCAAGTCGGTCACCGGCTGGCACAACCTCCTTTTCTACAACACTGCTGACGGTGGTTGCTACCGCTATAACTACGCAGCGAAGCCGCCCTACGCGGTCGGCACGAGTTTTTGCTACACCCGCGCATGGTGGGAGACGCATCCGTTCCAATCCGTCCCCAAGGGAATGGATTACTACTTTCAGCTCGAAGCCGCGCAAGCGGATCAGCTCGACTCGACTGACGGGGCGCAGTTCGCGGTAGCCCGCGCACACAGGGACAGCACCTGCCCGCCCCAGTTTGGGTGCTCGCAGTTCCCCGCCGTTGTGCCCACAGCACTGCCCGATGCCTTTTGGCGGGCCGTTGCTCCAGCCAAGCCATAAGTGCCGCGCTGAGGCGGCCTGTGCGCCGAGTTTTGGGCAATAACTACCCGTCAATCCCGTAACAGCAACCGGGAACATTGGCGGGCCAACGCCCGATTTCTGCCTTTCCAAGGCGAAGACCAGCAAGACAAATTTGCGACACCGCCCCTTGAGGGCAGAAAAGAGTAATCACCATGCCAGCACCCTTTGTTGGACTAGGCAGCACCGTTGAGTTTGCCTCGGTCCTCGCTCCCACAGTTTTCACCACTCTCACCGGCGTCCAGTCTGCCGCGCACAGCGGCGATAAGGTCAGCACCGAGAAAACCACGAACATGTTAACTCCGGGCGGAGTGGACACTTATATTTCCGGAACTCAAGAGCCGGGCTCGTTCGATTTCAAGGCCACTTATGAGCCGGGCGACGCGTCGCAGATCGCCCTCGAAGCCATTCGCGTCGCTGGCCTCGCGGTGAATTTCAAGGTTGTCTTTCCGCTGTCCCTTGGCAACGTCGCATTCAGCGGCATCGTCGAGTCCGCCACGCGGTCTTTCCCCTTGGACAAGGTAGTCACCATTGACTACAAGGTGAAAGTAAGCGGCGCGGTCGTAACGACCTAAGCCCTTCCCGATAAGCACAACTCCAGAGTGGGGGCAGCACGCTCCAGTGTGTTGCTCCACTCGCAAGACTAAGACCGGCAAGACGAGTTCAGTAAGTGACCACAGAGGAGACACAGGTGAGCAAAGAAACAGTTGTGCAATCCGTCGTAACCCCAACCATCAGCATAAACATTCACGGCGAAGACGCCGCAGGCAACCTGACCCAGAAAACATGGAAGCTCTGCCTTGACTACCGCGCTCTCGCAAAGATTGAAGCAACCACCAAGCGCGACCTGAAGAACATCTCGGCTTGGAAGGACATCAGCAGCGGTGTGGAATTCCCGCAGATTATCTGGTGTTGCCTTGGCCGATACAACCCCGACGTTACGCTCGATCAGGTGCTTGAGAACCTGAATCCGCAGGCACAGCGAGCGCTGAGCGACGCCCTGTTCGAGATTACTTTCCCCGGCGTCGTAGAAGCGTGGACAAAGAGTCAGGAAGAATCCAAAGCAACAGGTGCAACTGCCACCCCAAACGCACTGACGGCGACCGCATAGAGCCGCCGGTTGAAACGTGGCAAGACCTATGGGCAATTGCGCGGTATGACCTCAACTTGTCATGGGATGAGTTTGCTGACCTGACGCCCTCGATGTTCAACGCATTGTGTGCGCGTAGGAACATCCATTTTAAGCACGACAGGTTTGCGAACGCACTGACGGCGGCAGCCGTTTACAACGTGAACCGAGCAAGCGCTGATGCTCCAGTTATCTCGGCGTTTGATTTCATCAGGGACGAGAAGGACTCAGAAGCGAAGGCCGAGACGCAGAAAATCAAGGCCGTCATACAGCAAGTGGTTGGGCTCCTTCCTCACGATACCCCGAAGGAAAAGTTGCACGAAGTCAGACGCAAAACCATCGCGTCATTGAAAGCGCAAGGGCGACAAGATGCCGAGCAGTTGTTTGATAGCTGCTGGCCGTCGCTCAGGCCGAAGGAGTAATTGTCATGCCGGTTGTCGGAACACTAACGGTTGATCTAGTTGCCAACACTGCCACGTTCACCGCAGATTTGGGCAAGGCTGGGAACAGTCTTGACGGCTTCGGCAAGTCAGCCGAGGCTGCGGGCAACAAGATGGACTACTCCATGCGTGAGGCCAAGGGCTCGATGATGCTCATGGGTGAAGAGCTCGGCATTCACATCCCTCGGCACTTGCAAACACTCATCGCCGGAATCCCAGCAGTCGGCGCGGCCTTCGCTGAACTGCTCCCATTAATCGGGGTAATCGCGGCCATCGCTATTATTGAAAAACTCATTGCTAAGAACGAAGAGGCCAAGGAAAAACTCTCTCAAGGTTGGGACAAGTTCGGCGTGGAAGCCGAAACCGTATTCGGTGACCTCGACGACAAAATGCTCAAGGTGGGCAAGACGGCGGATGAGCTCGCGGGCCGTCACCTCGCGGCGCTCCGAAAAGAACTCGAACTTATAGACCACGCTTCGTTGCGCGAGTTAGCAGCGGAATTTGGCAAGCTGGAAAAAGCCGGACACACTCTCATGGTTGAGATGAAGTCCAGTTGGTATGAAATCCGCATGGGATCACAGGGCGCGGAGAACGCACTCACCCGCTTTACGGGCGAGTATGACTTGCTGTTAGCGAAGGGCGATAAGAAAGGCGCATTTGACAAGCTGGTAGGTACGTTGGGCTCGGCTAACGAAGAGTTGAAAAAGATGGTTGCTCAAGAGGGCACCATGTACGCCCCAAGCCAAAAGCTGGTGGACTCACAACGGCTGCTGGTGAGCATCCTTGAGGATCAGCTTGCAGTTACCAAAGAGGTTTCGGACATTAATGCCGGGGAGAAGACCAACGCCAAGACCGGCGAGGCCCAAGCTGAGGCGGGCCGTCAAGAAGCGATATACAACGCGCAGCAAACGGGCTTGGAAAAGCGCCGCAAGGCGGAAGAGCGTTACGCCAAGGAACGTCTCAAATTGCGTGAGACGGCGGCGAAGGAAGACGAACGTATAGCCGAAGAGGAGGCCAAGGCCACGGAGGCTGTAGCGGCGTGGGAAATGAAGGTGCAACAGGGCCTTGCCAACGAGACGCTAAAGCAGACCGAGATACTGGCGAAGCTGAAGTTGAAAGCAGATGACGAGGCGGCCAAGCACAGGTTCGCAATGGGCCAGTCTTCCCGCAAGCAGGCGTACGACGCGGAGGTAAAGGCCGCGCAGGACGGCACCAAGATAGATGTGGACGCCCTCAACGCAAGGATTGCGGCGCTCAACAAGTCTGACAATGAGTACCTCGTGAAACTCAAGGCGTTTGAAAACGAGAAACAGCGTATCGAACAACTGGGGGCTCAACAGGTAAAGGCGATACAAAACAAAGAGGCGGAGGATGTCCACAACTCTGAACAGAGAATGCGTGATGAGTTTGCGAAGACCGCCGCGCAGAGCATTATTCAAGGTAAAAACATGCTTCAGGCGTTTGAGCAGGTTGGCGCACAGATGCTTCAGACCGTAATCGAAAACATGCTCAAGCAGAATGCCGCAGAAGATGTTCAGCAAGTTAAGGACGCGGGACACGCTGCTGCATCCGCCTTCAAGTGGGCCATACAGGGCCTTCCGTTCCCAGTGAATGCGGTCGTTGCGCCAGTGGCAGCAGCAGCCGCCTTCGCCGGTGTAATGGCATTCGAGACAGGCGGCGAAATTCCCGGCTCTGGGCCGGTGCCGATCATCGCACACGGCGGCGAGACGGTTGTCACTAAGGCTCTCAGCGACCAAGTAAAGAGCGGCTCGGACGGCGGTCGGCGTGGCACGAGCGTTACCAATAACTTCAAGATTGCTACCCCGGACGCGAACAGCTTTAAGCATTCGCAGGGGCAGATCCAAGCAAAGGCGCACTTGAGCGCTTCCAAGCTGGCGAAAAGGAACGGTGGTCAACGATGAGCTTCTTCGAGTGTGAGTTCCCAACACAAATAGCGTTCTTGGCATCAGGCGGCCCGTCGTTCTCCACCACCGTCAATGAGGGGTTCTCCGGCGGAGAGCAGCGCAATAGAAACTGGTCGCTTACTCGTGGTGTTTGGACAATCGACCTTCAGTTTAAGACGCAAGCCTTCTTCGACGCAGTGCAAGCGTTCTTCTTGGTCGTTGGTGGACAGGCGGATGCTTTCAGATTCAAAGATCAAAAAGACTTCAAGGCGACCGGCCAGCTCATTGGTGCCGGGGACGGCGTTACCGTGGCCTTTCAGTTGGTCAGAAATTATGTAAGCGGCGTCCGCACATTTGTTCGCACCATCCACAAACCGATCATGTCGTCGGTTACGGACTTTCAGGGCAACTCGCTCGCGGATACGGTGAAGATTTACGACAACGGCGCTCTTAAAACGCTCGGCGCTCTGTCACCAGCAACAGGCGATTACACCATTGACGCGACGACCGGCATCGTAACATTCTTCGTCGCTCCAATTGCCGGGCACGCCATCACAGCCGATTTCGAGTTTCATTACCCGGCGCGCTTCGTAAGTGACGAGTTGAAGGCGCAGATTGAGCCGTCGAACGTGAGCGGTGGTCAGGCACTCATAACATGGCCGAATTTTGAAATCAGGGAAGTAAAGGTGGATGTGTAATGAAGACCGTTGACCCGCGCCTCGCGGCGCACTTGGCACAAGAAACTACGACGCTGACGCGCCTTCTACGAATCGACCGCTTGGACGGCACGACACTTCGCTTTACGGACTTCGACGCCGATCTGTTTTACAACGACACAAGCATCGTCCGTGATTTAGCGGCGCTTTGGGGACCGGATGTTGCTGAGGTCGCTCCGTGGTGGATAACAACGCACGACTCGTTTCAGTACCAGTCTTTTGCTGGAGACACAGCACAGTCTCACATTTTTTCAGTTCCCACTGGGGACACAGGCTTTTTACAATCACAGATTTTTGCCGGGGACACGGGTGTGGGTAACGCCCATTTCCTCGGAACTACTGCCTTCACAAAAAATTTCACATTTGAAACATACGTTGGTTTGCAGGCCAACAACCTCGCTTCCACTGGTGGCTTAGTAACAGGCGTGTCTACGGGAACAGCATGGGCTGGTGCTGATAAGTACATAGGTTTTGAGGGCGCAAAGACAGCAGGGAACGCTTGGGGGAACTGGCATTTACGCTTGAGCGACGGTGTAAGTAGCACGAACATCGACACAGGCGTTCCTATTTTTAACGCCATACTGTCGTCGTGGAACGCTCCGAGGGTGAAGCTAAGTTTCGTTGTCAACGCTGACGGCACAAACGTCAATTGGTACGTCAACGACAGATTCGTTGGAAATGCGACGGTTGGCATACCGACTACACCGATGCCAATGTCGGTTCTCTACACGTCCACCAGCAGCAGCGGCGATGTGTACTACCGCGTGGAGTCCGTTGCCGTTTACGTCCCGAGCACTTCGGGCGGCACGTACAAATCTGCTGACGGTGTTACCTTCTCAGCGCTGGAGCTCAAGAGTGATGGCTCTCCGAATAACATGCAGGTTACCGGCTTCCTCGACGTCGCGGGAATATTCGATGCTGACGTTCGTGCCCGGCTCTACGACGGTGCGACGTTCGAGTTGCGTGCTGTGAATTGGGCCGACCTGACGATGGGCGACATGAAGATGCTCTCCGGAACCATCGGAGATTACGAAATGAAGAACGGACTGTTCACGGCGGAGCTTCGCGGGTGGACACAGAAACTGACAACGATCGTGGGCTCGCTCTACGGGCCGCTGTGCCGCGCTCAGTTATTCGGAGGCGGAGCCGAGGGTATTGACCCGACGAACCATTGGAAGTGCCGACTGAATCGCGCTGACTGGGTACAGAATGGTTTTGTGGCGTCATCCCCGGACTCGTTGACGATTGTTCCCGTTAACAGCGTATCAATCGCCGAACAACTCCTGATGATCGGCTCCCCAACCCCCACGGCGCTTGCGCCCGCCGGTTGGTTCGACGACGGCGTCATCATCTTTACGTCCGGAGTCCTCAACGGCTTCAAGTTCGAGGTTTCAACTTGGGACGGCACGACGCTTTCTCTTTTCGGAGGGAGCCCTATGCCATACGCGCCCGGACCCGGAGATACGTTCCAGATAGAGCCCGGCTGTGACAAGAGAAAAACAACGTGCTTCGGCAAGTTCAACAACATAATCAATCACGCTGGCGAAGCTGACATACCGGGTCTGAACGTAATCGGCGCGGTGTCGCGAACGCAGGTTCCGAATAGCTAAGCGTCCGCATCCTAACTGCCTGACATAACGGCCTTCACAGCGCTTCGACACCTTGATGCCCACCGTGAAGATGTGTCCGCCAGATACTTCCGCCGCTGTTGGTTTTGATTCCAATCAGTTTGATGTGAGGAAGAACCGAGCTGTTGGTGCACGCTATGTCGGCGGCTCGTCCGGAATCAACGGCTGGGAATCGAACGGCATCTCGTACGAAAATTATGCGTCGATGCACACGCAGACTAGGAACTCAGGTGGGCGTCGGCGCAACGCGCCACTCTGGGCGATGAACGATGACTGGACGCGACGCGTCGTTTTGGCGTACATGGAGCGCCGCGCATTCGGCGATCAATCGCGTGTCGCTTTAAAAGACGACAGACGCGAGCACATCATCAATGTTATGGCGGCGCTGAAGAACCGCGCCACTGCACTTACGGTGGTAAATGACCGGCTTTGTGCTGAGTATGTGGCGTGCCAAGACTCTGCCCGCCGAAAAGTTCTTCAGACCGCAATTTCAGGTTACGACCGCGCCATTCAACTCTGTTCCCGTCCCGATGTCTTTTACTCGGTAGTCGTGGATTACTACAGGCTTCGACTCAACTCGGTTGGCGTCGCCGAACGAAATGGCATGTCGCCCAGCGGCGTTAGACAGTTGCTTCAGCGAATGAACATGCTTGCTCTGTCGCTGGGCCATGTGGTTGAGTGTTCAGAACGTGCGCGAGTGGAGGTAGCCGAGCGCGAAGCGAATTGCATCGCACGCGCTGCACGGCGCAAGCAACCAGCCAAGGCCAAGCAACCAGCGAAATGTCCGCGAGTCCCGCTCGTGCACATTGAGTTACGCCGAGAGCGTGCCGGGTTGTGCAAACGGTGCGGTCGCCAGAAAGACACGGGATACAAAAGATGCCGTGCCTGTCGCGACAAAGATGCTGCCAGAGCGGATCGCCGAGAGTGCGCTGGGTTGTGCGGCCATTGCGGCGGTCAGGGGGAGCCCGGAAGGAAACACTGCCGCGCCTGCCTTGATAGGGCCAAGAGCCGCACGGCTAGAAGAAAGTTACGCCGTGAGCAAGCCGGGTTGTGCAAACGGTGCGGCGGTCAGAGGGATACGGAATACAAAAAATGCCGCGCCTGTCTCGACAGTGCCAATGTGGCTAGAAGGCAGAGCAATTAATGACCGTCTAAACAGGTCACACGACCTCGTGGGCACAGAAAAAGCCCCTCGATGTTCCGAGGGGCGGGTTACGGGCGCGCTCATTGCTGTGCCCGTCGGGCTTCGGCTAAAGCATGCGTGGCGTATGCCAGCGCAGCCTTGGTTAGTTGTTGTGCCTTGGCGTTGTCAATCCCTACGGCAGCCTTCGCAGCCGTGATGTTGGCGGAAAAGCAAGCATCGTGACGCGTCTGTTTATGGACCATGACGATTTGCGACACGTAGCGACCCATTTCCATTTGCTGGGCCTGTGAGAACACGGACACGAGGGCCGTAATATCCAAGACGCCCCGGTCTGCGCGGTCCATGATGTCGGATACTTTGATGCAGTAATCATCCATCGGCTTGACTTCTTGGGCGAGCGCCGAACCCACCAGCGCCAGTGTGAGTGCTACGACTGCAAATGCTTTTTTCATAAAGCCTCCGTGGATTCGGTTTGTAGGTCATGCTCGGCGTTTGTTCGCCGGGCAGGGCCGCTTATTTAGGTATCGTGACGCGCACCCGGTTCCCCTTGCTGTCAACAATGTGATAGGAACTCGGCTCGCGCCCGAGGATGGCGTTGAGTTTTTCCGCGTACGCTTCCATGTCACCGGCGAAACCCCAGTTTTTGGAATCGGCGGCTTGCCGGGCCGCGTGCGCCTTCAGGTGAACCCTGACTTCTTCCATCAGGGCGGTGACTTCGGCGGCCCGCTTTTGGTACGTATCGTTCGCTGTCGGTCGCCCGCCAAGAACTCCGTTTTGACGTGCGGATTCAGACTTGCGGGGCGTTACCGCTTGCCCGCCAATCCGGCCCGCCTTCTGCTTCTTTGTGTTTTTCATACACCGACATTCGCTCTGGTGGAAAACCCAAGCAAGTGCCGTAGGACACTTACCTTGGAGCCACGGCGGCGGGGGCGTGATCCGGGCCGCCTATGCCCCTAAAGTGCCCACTGAAGTCACCGTGTGGGCGGCGTTCGGGCAAACAAACGGCCCGGCTGGGGACCGGGCCGGGTTAACAGGCCGTTGGGGCGTCAGGCCGCCTGATCGGCGATGACCGGCGCGGCCTTGCGGCGGGCTGCCTTTGGCTTGGACGGCTTCTGCCGCTTGATCCACGCGTCGGAGTTCTTCCTATTTTCCGCGTTATGGACTTCGCAATACGAACGTCGTTTTCCGTCTTTGCCCAACTTCGGTTTCCGATCACAACCTGACCGCACACATTTTTCCGCTGCTTTACGTTGCTGATATTCGCTCTGCTTTGGCATGACTTCCTCCCGACACACTACATAACTCTGGTCGGCGGCAAAGTCCACTAGGCGAACGAAAGGCGAAATATGATAGACTGCCTGCCGTGGACGAGAACCGCAAAGGCTTCTTGCTGATCGCCGCGACCATACTTGCGGCCCGGAAGCTCTCACAATACGAAGGCGGAGCCAGAGTCCCCGCGACCATCATGGCAATCCACAATGCGGTCCGATGGGCGGAGGAGATTCTGCTCGCCATCGACGAACGCTGGCCCGTGAAGAAATGAAAACTCGACTCGACGGAAGGGTCAACACCACTTCTTGACACTGCTCCGCAGGTGATGGTCAAGAGGCACTAAATTTGGGTAGTGGGCCAGTTTCGTTAGGGCGTTTAGTCTTGGAGTGATTTTCTCCGCCATATACGCCCTGAAATATAATCTCTAGCTGATGCCTATGCCCGAAAAAACCTGCGTTGATTGCGGGAAAGTCTTTACCTTGCTGCCCAACAAGCCGGGCCTCGTGAACGTGTGCCCGCAGTGTGCTTGCCCTCAGGCGGAGATCGAAGTTATCGAGCGGAAGCCAAAGCAGCGGCGGCGGAAAACCGCAAATGAATTGGTCGCTGACGCGGAGCGCAAGTTGCGCCGCACAAGAAAAACGATTGAGTTGATTTACGGTAAAGATCGGAAGGATGATAGCAACGGCCTATGACGCGAAAAAACGAGGAAGCCGCACTTGAGAAGTTCAAGATTGATGGATGGAGCGTGTTAAGAAACGGCTGGCCAGACTATCTGCTGCTTAGGACAAATAGCGACGGCAAACTGGAATTTATGGGGTTAGAGATTAAACACGGCAATGATTCGTGCAGCGGTCCTCAGTTGGCGATGCGTGCGGCCCTGCTTTCCGCCGGTATAAAAGTCGAAGTAGTGAAAGTGAAGAAGAATGGTAGTTCTAGCAGTTAGCGAGCGAGGCTGTGGAAATTCAAACTGGCCCACTACCTAAATTTGGTGACGTTTTGTGACACCGTTTATGAGGCAGTCACCTGTGGAAAACAAAACCATTGAGTCGCTGGGAAAAACTGCTATCATCCGTGATATCAAAAATTCCTAGAGGCTTGATCGAAAATGAGCGACCGCCTGTTGGTGCGCAATGTTCCCGTTGAAGTCCACCAGTGGATAAAACAACAGCGCCAACAACAGCAAATGAGCCAGCAGGAATTCCTGTTGTCGTTGCTTCATCAAGCCAGTGCTGCACAGCAAGGCCCGTTCTTGCCGTTCGAGCCGTCCACCATAGAAGTTCCCGTCCCTGACACTCTACCGTTCACCTTCGTAGATTTGTTTGCAGGAATCGGCGGTTTCAGATTCGCACTGAAAGAACTGGGTGGCAAGTGCGCCTATTCGTGTGAATGGGATAGATATTCGCAGAAGACCTACACGGCATGGTTCGGGGAAACTCCACAGGGTGACATCCGTCAGGTCAAACCCAAGGACATCCCGGATCACGACATTTTGGCTGCTGGTTTTCCATGCCAGCCATTTTCTATCGCTGGAGTGAGCAAGAAGAAGAGCCTCGGTAAGGCGCATGGATTCAAGTGTGAGATTCAGGGCACGCTTTTCTTCAACATTGTGTCCATCGTTGAGGTAAAGCGGCCTCCGGTCCTGTTCCTTGAGAATGTAAAGAACCTCCAGTCCCATGACCAAGGCCGGACGTGGAGCACGATCTACGACGCTTTGGTCGATCTCGGATATGCGGTCAACTTCAAAATCATAGACGCCGCAGGCTGGGTGCCGCAGCATCGAGAGCGTATCTACATTGTCTGCTTCGACAAGAAGGTGTTTGGGGAGAATCCGCCATTCCGGTTCCCTAGTCCGCCGCCCCAACGCCCAAAGTTCAAGGATATATTGGAGCGCACGCCGGACACGAAGTACACACTCACCGATCATCTGTGGACGTATTTGCAGGCCTATGCCGAGCGCCATCGGCTGAAGGGGAATGGGTTCGGCTTCGGTATCGCAGACCCAGAGGGAGTTGCTCGAACGCTGAGCGCCCGATACTACAAGGACGGATCAGAAATTCTTATTAAGCAAGGCGGGAAGACCCCACGTCGGCTCACACCGAGAGAATGCGCTCGGCTCATGGGTTTCCCGGATGACAAGAAGATCGTGGTGTCGGATACGCAGGCATACAGGCAGTTCGGGAATGCAGTGGTCCCGAAGGTCGCAAAGGCAGTGGGTGAGCAAATCATCGCGACCATGCGTTGGCAGCTTACACGTTCTCAGAACGGCTGTCTTCTGAAAAACTCCTCGAATGGACACAAGCAACACGCCGTAGCGAGTTGAACCAGATGGCATCACCATATTGCGAAAGAGCTATCGCCGAGTCAGTCCGTGTGGGCAATGCCATCGTCAAGTTCATCTCCCCCAACGATGTTGGTCTGACGGGCGGACATCAATGCGGCTACTACCTACCGAAAGCTGTCTGGCAGATGTTCACTCCGCATAAACCTGAGAAGGGTAAGAACCACGAGACTTCCGTCACGGTTACGTGGCAGGATGGCCGAGTAACAGACTCTCGTGTGAAGTGGTACGGCAAAGGTACCCGCAGCGAATACAGGCTGACACGGTTTGGCAAGGATTTTCCATTCCTGACCTTTGACAACGTCGGCGATCTCCTTATCCTGATTCCCGAGACGCATCAAAAGTTCAGCGCCTTTGTTCTTGACCGTGACACCGACATCGAGGACATGGAAGCGGCGCTCGGCGTTCAGATCACAAAGAACTGGGCCGTGTATCGCCACGGCGAACCTCAAGTCGAGGACGAAGACCAGTGCGTTGAGAAAAAGTTCCGCAAGTTCGTGGAGGTGCTGAATGCCTTCCCCACTGGTGCGATCTTCAGCAAGGAAGCACGAGATGCTCTGACCGAATGCATAAAGAAGTTTGATGTGTTGCCTTTGGATGAACTGCTGATGCAGTGCATGGATGCCGAGTATCGTTTGTTCCGCCTCGCTGAGCGCCAGCTTTGCCAAGCGGAAATTGTGCGGGTGTTCAAGGATGTAGACGATTTCCTGCGGACGGCCAGCAGCATAATGAATCGCCGAAAATCGAGAGCCGGACGATCCCTTGAAAACCACATGGAATTTATTTTAAAGAAGAGTGGTATCCCGCACGTGATAAGGCCGAAACTCGACGGAGAGCCGGACATCGTGATCCCGAGCGCCGAAGCCTACAACGACCACAATTACCCGACTAACAAGCTCATTGTCGTGGGTGTGAAGACCACATGCAAAGATCGCTGGCGACAGGTGGTACACGAGGCCAAGCGGGTTACTGAGAAACACATACTCACAATTCAGCAGGGCATCAGCAGCAAGCAGTTGACGCAGATGCACGACTCCCACGTAACCCTCATCGTTCCATCGAGACTCCATAAGCAGTATCCTAAGAGTCCGATGACGATTCTCGATGTGAAGGGATTTGTGCAGGAAGTTAAACAACGGCTTGCCTGATGGACGTTCACACTCCAGAACAGCGCAGCCGCAACATGGCTGCGATCCGGTCTAAGAACACCCAGCCCGAAATCGTGGTGCGAAGGCTGCTTTGCGAGATGGGTCTACGCTACCGACTGCACCGCACTGATTTGCCGGGCAAGCCGGATATTGTCATGCCGGGGCGCAAGGTTGCGATTTTCGTACACGGCTGCTTCTTCCACATGCACAAATGCCGGTACGGTCGGGTCGTGCCAGCCACGAACGCCGAGTTCTGGCACATGAAGAGATCAGGGAATGCCGCTCGTGACAAGAGAAATGCGAAACAGTTGCGGAGGCTCGGCTGGAAAGTGCTCACCTTTTGGGAATGCCAGACCAAGGAACCAGATATTCTGATGCAAGGCCTGCGCTCTCACTTTCCCAAGTAACTTTTCGAGTACCAGACCTATGCAACCAGCGGCCAGAACTGCATACTTCCCTTATGGCCGCAGCGGGACACGTCAATGCCGCACTCGCAGCACTGGGACTGGTGGGTCAGCCTTCGGCTGCGATTTATGCCCAGATTGATCCGATAGTTGCTCACCTTCAGCAAGTCAATGCTAATGCTCAAAACCCAATCCCCGCTGCCACTACGGGAAATATCTCTGAGAGGCTTTGCCGATTTGGACTTGAGGCGGGTGTCGCTGGGCCGAACGGCGGTACGTTCGACAGGATGCCTGACTATTGGAAGTGGGTTGGTGACTTCTACTTGCTGGGAGATCCATTCAATATCATCGTCAGCGTAAAAAGCTTCGCCGCACGAGAGCGGCTTTTGGCCAGTGGTTCAGGAAATCTTCTCTCTCCGACCGTTGGCTGGGGGTTATTTAACCAACCCGATGAGTTCAGCTACGACCGACTGGTGTCATACGCCTACCGGGGCTTCAATGCTATCTACGCACCAGCCGCACTCATTCAGGCGCTTCCAGCGAACGTCATGGCGTTCACCAACATCAATGGCAATCCGCTGATGCGTGACCTCGCTGCTCTGGTGGCGGACATTCAGCACATCATGGGAGCGAATCATCGAGTCAATCCCCGACTCTTGTGAGCGTGAAGGTCGCCCCAGATGTATGACGCTTCTTCCGTGCCTATCTCGGCCAGATGAAGGAAGTTTGGTGACACGGCCCACTTCGGTTTTCCGCTGACATCAGTTGCGCAGATTCGGCTTTCGATGTTTGACGCCTCAGAGTATTCGGCATACATCCGATCCGTAGCGACTCGTGCCGCCACAATCACTCCAACTTCGGTGCCATCGTGCGGTTCAATTACGCAGCCAAGTTTGTTGCCGTCACGATCACGCACATTCCGAACCACGACATTGGTGAGCTTCAGCACGGTCTTTGCTTCGTGAACTCGGTCGGCTTCTTGTGCTCTCGAATCTGGGAGTAGGCGACGGCGAGTTCCGAACCGAGTTCAACATTGCCGCCGTAGTCGTTCACTGGCTCATTGTCGAGCGTACCAAAGACGAGCTTCTTCTCTTCGTCGCAGCGATGGACACGAATCCACATCCATTCGCCAATCCCCGTCGTTTCGTCCGGGAACTCGACTTTCACATAGTCGCCTCGCTGGTAAGTTGGCGAGGACACGGGCAGGCGTTCCACATCATTGCCTGTAAGGCTGAAGCCCAGTCTCTTGTACCAAGCCTTCAGTTGCTGGCTGCTCATCCTCTTCTTGTCCGTGGATTTTGCCGTCGCCCTCAATATCACTCCATGTTTGTCGGCAAGGCCACAGAGCCATTGCATTGTCCGACTGCCGTGTCCTGCTCGAACATTCGTGAGCACCCGGAGGTGTTGTAAGCGAATGGCATCTCCGAACGGCGATACTTCGATTGCGACTTGATTTTGATAGATGCGCTCACGGTTATTAAGCGGATTAGGCTCAGTCTCGGCCCACACAGCGCGCATGAATTCGGTGAGGTTCTTCGAAACGGATTGGTCACGATGCGTCATCGGCGGGCGATATTCTCCGCTACAGGCTGACAAACTCCTCGATGCCCACGGGGCAACCAGCAGTCTTTGCTCTCCCGACAGTCTTGCTTCAGAGACTTATTCTGCTCGCGCCACCAGTATCGGTTCGCCCTCATTGCCGCATCGTGGGGTTTGGTTCCCGAGTCATATTCAGCTTGAAAGTCGAATGGCCACACGCCCTGCCAGTCGATCATCGGCATGTTGACCGAGTCGAGTGCCGCCTTGACTTCATCGAGCCAGTGTTCGTAATCCATCAGCGAATATTGTAGCGTCATTTTGAACTTGTCCGATGCGAGTGGGGTTCCGGCAGCAGGGCCACGCGTCCGAACTGCTCCCGCACTTGGGGTACGTTCGCTCTGACGGCGCAGGAAGTCCAGCCGGATTTTTGTCAGATTGACATTTGCGCCGGGCAGCGCAAGAAGGGGCTCCCCTTTATGCCACGGAGCGCCGGAAGGGCCAGTGGCTAATTCGAAGCGGGCTTCCAGACGCGAGTGCCTGTCGATGTGGGAGATACACAAGAGCCATCACACCTTTCGTGAGTAATGGAGGGGCTTTTTTGGGGCAGGACATGCCCTGTTTCTGCAACGGTAACGCGACCTCGGTCACCATAGATCAGGAGCCAATCCGTAGTCTAATGTTCTGGAGCGCTGTGCCGATGGGAATGGGTATAGGGCGGTATACTAAATGGTTCTGGGGTTGGTTTGACAACTGGTAGTACAATTCTCGGCAATGCCCTGAGCACCAAGATTTTGCAAGCCCGGCAGCCCCCCGATAAGGTCCAAGGATTTCAGAAGTCAAGAGGACGACCTCTACTGAATGACCGTTGACGAACGGCGAGAAGAACTGAAGCAACTCGAACACCTTCGCGGCACCCGCGTCATCGCTTATTTGACCGGCGACCGAGGGGGTGCAGAGACCCGGATTGGGATGGACGTGTTCCCGTATTTTTATGAGGCCCTAAGCCGCATTGGAAAGGTGCAGCAGATTGATCTGGTGCTATACAGCATAGGTGGACTAACGATGGCTGCTTGGGGGCTGACCAACCTCATTCGGGAATATTGCAGTCGCTTCTCGGTGCTAATTCCGTTCAAAGCACACAGCACCGCGACACTTCTGGCACTTGGGGCGGATGAGATTGTCATGGGTCCAATGGCGCAATTGAGTCCGGTCGATCCCACAATCACAAGTCCATTCAATCCGATGGCTCAGAACCCAGCGCAGCCCGGCCAGCTTCAGTATTTGCCAGTCAGCGTTGAGGATGTTGCCTCCTACCTCAACTTGGCGCGAGAAGAGGCAAACATCAAGGCTGGTCCGGGGATGATCGAGGTTTTTAGGAAGCTTTCCGATACGGTGCAGCCGATGGCTCTTGGACAAGTGTACAGAGCCAAAGAGCAGATAAAACTTCTGGCGTCCAAGTTGCTGGCTTTTCATATGGACCCGGTTTCAAAAAAGAAGGAAATTGAAGCCATCGTTAAGGTGCTGACAAAGGAGCTGTATTCACACGATTACATAATTGGTCGCCGTGAGGCGAAGAAGGTCATAGCGTTGGAAGTGACAGAGGCAACTGACGAGTTGGAGAAGCAATTGTGGAAGTGCTTCAGAGGATATGCAGACGCACTTCAACTCGACACACCCTACAACCCTGACATCGCTTTGGGCGTCGAGTCCGTAAAGACAATCGAAATAGAAGGAGCCTTCATCGAGAGCGCGGATGTTGGGTTCACATATAGAACCAAGAAAATCGTTCGAAGGTTCGCCCCCGGTCAAATTCCGGGAATGCCGCAAGCCACAGGCTTCCAAGAGCAGATTCTGGATATGGGATGGAGCAAATCATGACGACTTCAACGAATGCCGAAGAGATTGTTAAGCAGCAGAAAGCGTGGACTCGAACGTCAGGCGAGGCGACGCCTTGGATTTTTTCCAGCTCTAACGTTGCTGCCTTCGTGCCCACACCGAATGTTGGTACGGTGCCGCTGGACCCGTTTCCGGTCGTATTCGGAATTGAATGGCTAAAGTTCCAAGAGCCTTTGCTGTACGAGCCATCAGCAAAGGAGCAATTGCCGCTCTTTTCGGGAAATCAAGACGACCCGCTGCAAATCGCGGTACTGAATCTCATTGCATATTCTCCGGAACCAGATGAGCCAAGTGAGCACGATGTGGGGCCTGAGCTCGGATATGGATTCCCCCGTTAGGGCTGCGCGGCAGCATGATTATTGATGCGGCTGATTGGTACGATCTTAATCCTGATCCAACCGGCTTCTTCCAAGGCGATATCTTGGACAATGTTCCGGTCGTCTTCATGCCGCCCGCTGGGAGCGGCAAATGGGTCCTGCTCCGACCAAGCTTTCCGGTAACGCTCGCACAGGCACTTGCTGGTAACACACCGAAATCGTTCCGTCCTTTCGTTGCCGGTACCGCGCCAGAGGAATGGAGTACACCTGACGAGCTCGTGCTTGCAAAAGCCACCAAGCGGACGATCATGGTGATTACACAAACTTGTGATCTCGAAAGACGCAATTTCGTTCACGTTGCTCCGGTGTACACAGCCCGGACTCTCAGCGAGAGCAAGCGGGGTTCTCTCGAAAAGAATGAGGTTAATTATCTATTTTATCTTCCAGTAGGAGAACCGGGAGTGCGTGAGAAAAGTTTCGCGGACTTGAGCCAGACCACTCCCGTGCACAATTCCTACATGAGGGAGGCGAAGTTGGCCAAGCGACTCTCAAACGAGGGTCGCGCTCGCCTTCAGATGCATCTGGCGCAATTTCATGGTCGCCCATTTGGCTTTTCCGCTGAAGATAAAGTGTCTCAAAGCGGGGACTATCTATGTCTTCGCTGCTTTCTGACCGCCGCTGTCGTGGAGAGGAAGAGTTTGACTGCTGACGCTTCATTTGGCGGATGCGATAGATGTGGCCCCAGTGCCCTGTGGGTCAAATTCAGTTGAGCTCGGACACGCCGCATCGCGCTCGGGAAGCCTCGCCGGGAGGGGTAATCACAACTCCGCGCCTTCGTTCCTAGCGGCACGCGCTTCGACGCATCGCCGAACCATGAACTCATAATCCTGCGGGCCACAATCGAACCTGCCACTTGCCCACAGTTCAGCAAACCACTTTACGGCCTCTGCGGCCACTTCCGTTGTAACCTCGTTCCCCGCCCCGTCGAGCATCGCTGTGTAGTCCATGCGCTCAATTCTACCGCCCCGGATGATGGGCAACCACGGTAACTTTCAGGCCCGCGTTCGTTCGCGTAGAACTGATGGCGGAGGGAACCAATTTTAATGGAGACTCTACGCACGATATTCGGCCCACTCACCCTGATGCAATCTCCCAATCCTGACACGTCTGAGTGTCAGCAGTTAATCGAGTTGTCCGGAACGCTCGATTTCCTCGGGACGCCGGTCACCATCAAGGCGCTCCAGTTCGAGAAGTCGGTATGGTGTAACCCAGCCGAGAGCGACTTCGGAGACGCGTGGGGAACATCTGTGGCGGAGATGAAACACATCCTCGCGCCCGATAGTGTGCGCCGTGAACTCCAACGCGTTATCACGCAGGCTCTGGTGCACCGTGATAAAGACATCGCTCTCAACAACAGCATCGCTCGATCTGGTGTTCACCGGGAACTGGTGAAGTCCGCGAAAGCAGGACGGTGATGTCAGAAAAGGAATTGGTTTTCAAGTTGACCATGCAAACTCCTTCGGCAGAGGAGCAGGAGATGGTCGAACGCTCATTTCTGGAGTTCGCAGCGCGTGGCGGCGACGAAGTGAAGGCCGAAGTCATAAAGGGACCGACAAAGTGGACCTTACAGGCGAAGTTCACCAAGCCGGAACTCGCCCTCCAGTTCGCGCAGGCGTTCCCCGGAGGCGAGGAAGCAATCGGGCGAGAGGTGGAGCGACACGAGATCCACAATAGAAAAGAAGCAAGGGACATTCGTGAACCGGACATGGTGTTCGTTGCCGTTCTGTTCGATAGGAAGAGGAAGGTAAAGGAAATCATTTTCCATACGGACGAAGTGGCCGCGACTGCTCGTGGACGCGAGATAGATGCTCCGGTAATAATCTTCGTCGGATTAAAACATGTGGGTGGAATAGACACCGACCTCTGGATCGAGGGTGCGGTGTTTCTTCCTGACTATGGTCTTCCTTCAAAGGAAATAATCGCTCGAATGAAGCGCGAAGGGCTGAAGGCTGTCATCAAACATGGCATAGAGCGCGGAAGGGCCGCAGTAGCGATGGCCGCCAAAGCGTAACGTGCCAGCGGAAGGAGTGCCACTTTCAGATTTTGCCACTTTGGCATAATACGTATAGCCCAAGTCATAGCCCAACTGAGGGCGGGATTTCGGATGAACTCCTCTGTAAGCGACGGACGATACGGCACTTAGATTTTTACCCTTTCCGGCTGTTAACCGGAGGGTTGTAGGTTCGAGTCCTACCTGAGGAGCCATTTCTTTTCTTGGGGTTGCGAACCTCTTACCTGCAGTCTCGCCTCCCGTTGAGTAATTCATTGAGATTGTTCTGTCAGCGTGATATGGACAACGGGCGTACGACTGGTACTGTACTCCGTAAATCCTTCCGTAATCTGCTACTCTTTGCCGCCACGCGCCATACTTGTCTAGGAACATGCCCACCCCCTCTCAAGCGGCTTACTATCACCGGAGCCCACGCGCACGGCTATCCGGCACTACTCCGGTTGCTCTTCGATTTGCGGACGGTCGCCACGGTCGCGGCGAGTTGAAGATCGTTTCTTTGACCGGGGGTCTGCTCTCGTTGCAGAGACCGCTGGATTGGGGTTGCCGCGTCAAGTTGATGTTCCTGACTCAGACAGGAGTGGTGCTGGGCGAGGCAGAAATGCTGAATCCTGACTGTTGGTCTCGACAACCCTTCCGTTTCGTGGCACTCGATGAGAGCGATCGATGCAGGTTGAGAGCGGCAATTGAGTTGTCTTTGGGGCAGCATGCTGTTGGAAGAGTTGATTGACAGCTAGCTGAGGGTCGGCCATGGTGGGTGACCGAGTACGCCCATTTCATTATTTCGCACCCGGAGGGGCAGAAAACGAGTGGTCAAAACGTCTGATCGGCAACGGTGCAAGGGCAGAGTTGTCAGGTCGTGGACGCCGGCACAATCGTCCCCCGGCAACTGCCCAGTCCGATGCGACGGAACCCGTCTCGTTCGCAGAATCCGCGGAGGATGATTTCGTCTCCATCTTCCAGAAATTTCCTCTTCTCTCCCGTCGGCAAACTAACCGGATCCTTGCCACGCGAGGTTAGCTCCAACAGGCATCCGCGAGCGGTTTTGTCCGCACCCGACACGGTTCCGCTTGCCAGCAGATCGCCGGCGCGTAGATTACAGCCATTGCTCGCATGATGCGTCAGCATCTGCGCCATGGTCCAGTACATGTCGCGGAAATTGCTTCGGCCCAAAACCACGGGAGCGAGCCCAGATTCCCT